ATTTAAAAAATTAGAAAATGAATTAGATACTGAATATGGATATATCTTTCAAAACTACGACAACGCATTAGAATATGGTTATGGACATGTTGGTAATCCAAAAGCTTTACGTGTTGCTCTTAACGACAATATTAACAATGCAGGAACAGAACCTGCTGAAAAAACTCATTCTCCCATTATTGGATTTGCTTACGATGGTAATCCAATTTACGGTTCTTTTGGTTATGAGAATCCACTAGATTCTAGTTCTTCTATTGTAAGAATGACATCTAGTTATTCTTTAAATGGAACTCGTTCAAATGGTCCTTCACTTGTAACATATCCCCTTGGATCTTTTAATAACGACTACACATACACTCATAAAAGTGGCACACTAGATCAAAACAATGGAAGATTTTGTATTACCCCAGACTTTCCGCAAGGAACTTATGCTTATTTCATTACTATTGATAGCAATCAAGTACCGCAATATCCATACATTTTAGGAGAGAACTTCTACTCTTTACCTGTTGATAGTAATTACAATTCTAGTATCAATCAAGATGATATTCCAAAAAATTCTAAGAAATACTATGTTTCTGGTATGCAGGGAAATGGTGAAGGTGTTATTGCATCTATTAATGAGGTAAAGTCAGGAACAGTTGATAGTATTCAAGTAGATAGATCATCTGATAACTTCTCTATTAACTCACAAGTATATTTTGATAATAAAGGAACAGAGGGATCTGAAGTTGAATATATTATTTCTTCTGTAAAAGGAAAAAATGTTAACTACTTAGAATGTAAAGAAGATAAAGTTGTAAAGTTAACAACTATTCAAAGTGCATATTTGTTTGCAGATGATACTTTAACTCAACCTTCATCTGGTGCATTTGGTTCAATTGTTGGTACAGTTAGAAATGATAATACAATTGTTCTTAGAAATGTAAATGGAACTTTTGATAATACAGGAACTTTCTCTGCTTCCATCAAAACTTTCTTAATTTTATTAGATCAAAGAAGTTCTTATACTAAAGGTGCTACATTAAGTTTGACTGATGGTGTCAATACTCCTATTGCAACTGCTGAAGTATTAGAAGGAACAACCTCTCAAAACACAGTCCAGATCAAGGTTCTCACTGGTACATGGATTGTTGATGATAACTATTTCTTACAGTCAAGTAATCTATTCAATACTTCTGGAACAAAGGTAGTAACACTCACTTCTCTCAGTGATGATCTTGTTCCGTTTGAAGTAAATCAAAGTGTTGCTTTAATAGAAACATCAACACCTCATGGATTAGGTATTGGCGATCAAGTAACAGTTGGTATCAATCCTGATGACACTATAACAACTAAGACTTATTATTTAAGAAAAAGGTTGTATCAGGAAGCTATTCTGATTCCACCTAGTAATAAGACTTCAATTAATTTTACTGGAATTGGTCGTTATGAAATACTCAATGGTGGAGCAGATTATACTGCTGGAACTTACACTAGTGTTAATCTTACTGGCGGATCAGGTACTGGTGCCACTGCTACGTTCACTGTATCTGATGCTGGTATAGTTTCTGGTATACAGATTCAAGATGGTGGTAGTGGATATGCAAGAGGTGATTATCTATCTGTCGCTGATGAGGATTTAGTTAGATCTGGTGCATCCCAGTCTACTGCAAGGTTTACTATTTACGTTGGACATGTTGGTGTACCAGCTGGTGGTACAAAAGTAACAGTTGATGATGCTTTAGGATTTGCTGTTAATGATCTAATTCAGATTGGTGAAGAGATTTTAAAAATTGAAAGTATTACTGGAAGTGATCTATTTGTAACCAGAGGACAAGAAGGGACTACTGACGTAGATCATTTTGATGGACAGGAAGTATCTCTTTACAATGCTCAATATAACTTTACAAATAATTACCAAATTTTCATAGGAACTAACTCTGGTTACATACAATCATATGATCCTACAACACAAAAAATTATTATTGTATATGATTATGGTACATTAGTGTCTACTGCAAATGAAATTACATTGAGTTCTAGTTTCTTTGATAGTAGTACACCACAGAGATTGGTTGCTGTTAAATCTGCTGGTGAATTAATCAATAAATTTGAATTCTCAGAAGACAATAGTATATTTGTACCTAACCCTAACATAGATATACAAGAATTTTATAAGTATAAGTTTGATACGTCTCATTCTAGTCTTACTGGGACTTACTTTGATATTAGTCCAAGTAATAATTTTAATTTAATCACTGCAGAAAAAACAGAATCTACAATTCTTCCTGGTAATGCAGGATCATTTACAGATGTCAAGTTTGGATTTGGTTATAGAGATGCATCAAATACATACAAAGAAAAAATTGGTACAGATTTTACTAACTTCTACTATTTTGATAGAAAGAATGTAGTAAATGCTGGAGGATCTTACTTAAAGATCATAACAGATCCATTACAAGGAGTTAAAACACTCAATTATGTTACAGCAAATCGTTTTGTTTATAATATTACTAGTCAGCCTCTTTGGGATGGTTCTGGATCCATTTCTTATACTACTACTGGTCAGTTCGCTGTCGGTGAAATCAATGAACTCAGTGTCATCAACCTTGGATTAAATTATAAAAAAGTACCAACAATTATTGGTGTTGATGCATCAGAAAGTTTTAGAGCTTCTGCTACAGTATTATTTGACTCTGCAACTCAAACTATTACTGGTGTTAGAGTAGATAATCAAGGATCTAATTATTCAAAACCTAAAGTAGTAATCACAAATGGTGACGGCATTGATGCAACATTTAATGTTGTTGTTAGAAATGGTGAGATTTTTTCATTGACTGTAGATAAACCAGGAAGAGGATATACATTTGCACCTGAGATTAAAATTATTGAAAGTGATGTAAAAGCATATGCTAATAGTAATAGTATTGGTGTTCCTAAAAGTATTAAAATTACTAAAAATGGTGGAGGTTTTCATTTAGATAAAACAGTATCTTCAACATTTACATCAAATTACATTTTAACTGTAGAACCAAAAACTCTAGTTTTAGGTTTAATATTAAACCTAAAAGCACCAGCACAATTAGCTGGACAAAAAATATGGAACACTACAACTTACATTGGTCCTTTTACTGTAGGTGAAGAGGTTACTCAAAAGCATATTGATGATGCTACTGGTGCAGAAATTATAGATGCAAAAGGTATAGTTGGTAGTTGGGATGGAGATACTATGGTTATCTCCCAAGTTACTTTTGGGGAATTTGTATATAGACCTGATGATGAATTTTATAATGATGGTAATTATGAGATATATGGTAATGGTACAACAATTAGTCCAGGCGGTCTCACAGGTTATCCTTTCCCTTATCCAAATCGTGCAATCATAACTGCAACACCAGAAAATGTTACTAGTTTAGAATTACCAGTTTACAGAAAAGGTGAGATTGTAACTCAAAAAATTAATGATGTAGAAGTT